AGTTTGCCCGCGTAGATGACCGAACCGGCGGCGAGCGACGCGGCTTCGTAAGAGTCGTGAATGCACTTTACGTTTCCGTTCCACTCCGGGCCCATCGGATAGGTCATGTAAGCGGCCAGTGACTTCGCGTAGTTTGCGCCATAGGTCAGGCACCTCCTTTCTGTGCCTGTTGCATAAACCGATAATGTGCGAGAGCTTGCAAGGGTATACCAAGCTTGTGTTCCCGCACCGAACTGATTTCCATCTATATAATAGTAGCCACTGCCAGACGAATCTCTTTCACAATAACCAGTTTCCCAATATGTAGCAAAATAATCGCCAGTTTGAACGGCGCAATTTTTGCCCGTAAAGGTTTGTTTTGACCCCTTTGTAACGCTCCCCAGCGTTTCGGAATCGCGTGTCGCATATGAAGTGCCAGAACCACTTGCTGTGCCTACAATAACGCCGGTGGGGTCAGGCCCCGCAGAGTCAAAATAAACTTCAAAAGTGTCGAGTATTCCATCTGCATTGGCGGGATTATTTAAATCAATAAACGTCCTTAATGCGTCACTCCATCCTGATCGGTTTGTTGCCCCACCACCTACATCAATCGCCATTTACTTCACCGAATAAGGAACTTTTGATTTCACTTCAATCTTTGTGAAATCGGTTGTTAAAATATCATCAAGCCGCTTTTCGCTACTTACCTTTTTTGTAAGGTCAAACTTCACTTTTTGGTTTTTATTAAGATGTAGATTGTCTTTGCGCCAGTTTTTGTAAGCCATATCTAACGCCAACTCACCAACGTAAAGTATTTCCTCGTCAGTCACATCGGGATTAAATTGGCAGAAGTGACAGCAGAAAGGATTATGTTGTTTGATTGTCGGTGCAGTTTCCAACCACTTATCAAATTCTTCCGATGGTCTTTTGCCGTCAAACTTCGACAGGTCCGGCACATCAATATAATGTTCCGTGAAGTTATAATCATCTTCTTCAAGGAAAAGGTCGTATCTGACCTCAACCAATCCCTTCCTTACGTTACATCCCGATTTTTCTATTTTAAAAAACATTCAGCCACTCCCCTGCATCGCCCAGCCACTTCGATGTGGGGAGGAGCATCGCCCTTCCCCACTATGCCGTTTAGCTCCCACATGCGATTAGAATCCGCCCTTGAGGATGATCCACTTGATCGTCCCGGTCATTTGCTCCGTCGCGGTCGTGATAATGAAGTCACGGTCAACAGTGGATTTGTAACCAAGGCCGATGTCGCGTGAGCATGCCGTGAACTGGCCCGCCGTGGTAAACACGGTCGCGGTCAGATAGCGGTCATCATCGCCCGTATCAACGCCATCGTACAGGCCGATGTCGCCAAGTTTGAGAGTTCCCGCGGATGACAGGTCGTCCGCGAATATCCAGCCGATGAGGTAAACCTCACCCGCATACAGTTTGCCCGCGTAGATGACCGAACCGGCGGCGAGCGACGCGGCTTCGTAAGAGTCGTGAATGCACTTTACGTTTCCGTTCCACTCCGGGCCCATCGGATAGGTCATGTAAGCGGCCAGTGACTTCGTGTAGTTTGCGCCATAGTAATTAGCCATAGTCAGGCACCTCCTTAACTTTCCAGGCAGTCGATTTGCACGACGCCTTTTTCGTCCATACGGGTTGCCCCAATGGACATGCCCAGATACACCTGGGTCGCCATGTTTTTGTCGCGCCGTGGACCGACGTCAACGATGACGTCAATACCGATGCCCAGAAGCAGCGAATTCTTCTGCCATGCGAAGCAACTGCGGACGCTGGACGCTACGTCCAAACGCTCGGAGCGGATGAACTTGAAGCCCAGGAAGGTGTCAATGTCGCCATTGACGAGCGCCTTCACCGTGTTGTAATCGCCGGAAGTAATCGTCGTGTCGCCGAGCAGATCATAAATCTGCTTGCTGCCGCAGACGACATAACGATCTTCATCGTCCACTTCGCCAGCATCCAGTTTCTGCTTTGCCGAGCGCAGTTTAGCCAGCGTCATTCCGGTCGAGCCGTTAGCGATAGCGTAGTTTGTGCTGTCGAAAGAGTAGGAAGTGGAGCCATCCACGCCACCGTAAACCGTGGCCAGGGCAACGTCGATAATCGCATCGTCCATCGCCCTGTTCATGGCGTTACGTGCGTTGATGGCGTAGGAGCTGGACGGATCAACGAGGACCTTTTTAACGTCCATGTTGTCCACCAGGTCGGCCCAGTCGTAATCGCACATCGTCACTCTGCGTCTGACGTGGGGAGTTGATACCAGCGGAGTGTCCGCGTGGCGTGATGCCCGCTTAACCGCGGCGGTCGCGTTAAGCTGATCGAAAAAGGCATTTTTGCCTACAATCCCGGTTTCCACCCTAACCGCCGGGCGCAACCGGGACTCCTTCTGCTGCATGAGAATCTGCACATTGGCGGAATATTGCTCCACCATGGCCGTTGTGATTTGAGTTGACATGCTCGTCCCTCCAAAAAATATTTAGTTTTTTGGACGGCTACCCGATAAGTCGGACCATCGCTCCGCTTTAACGCAGCGGGTGCGGCCTGCTTTCGGCGAGCACGGACTCGTTCGAGCTACCCGAACAACATCATCTGTGCCTTACGAGGACTCCTGCGAGCTCCCCCCGTCAGAGCGTTCGGCTGGTTTCTTTTTGGCTAAAGCCGCGGCTTCGGCGGCCTGCTGTGATTCCGAAACCTGCCGTTTATTGACCTCGCCGAACTGTGACACAATCCGGCGTGATTCTTTTCGTGGATCAAAATAATCTTGTTTGCTGTCCATGATTGTCACCTCATGTCATGCTTACCGGCTGATCGCCGTGTTTCGCGCTCATCAGTTTCGCCACTTCGTCCACCGCCGCCTGATGCTGCGGATGCGATTTATTCCAGTATGCCTGATTGAGCACGTTCTCTTTATTGTGCAGGATGTCACGCAGCCGTGCGTCAACATCACCACCGGTCAGGTCAAACCGCTTTTCGCCCAGCTTGATGGAATCCTCGGACATGACCTTGTGGATGTTTCCCAGTAGCCGGATGATGTCCGGGTCAAATTGATGCTTCTCGATAAACGCCTCGACCTGTTCTTTCGTGCCGCCGTAATTCATCAGCACATCGTTGGCGCCTTTGACAAAAGAATCATAGGCATCTTTCGTTTTCATTTCCTGCCGCAGTCCTTCAAGCGCCGCTTCCTGCTGTTCTTTTTCTTTGGCAACCAATTCATTGAACGCGCCCACCTGCAGGTCATTCCAGAATTTATAAAGCACGCCGGCCTGCTTCGGCAGGATTCCCGCCTGATGGCAGATTGTTTTGAACGCCTTTTCCAAGTTCTCGTCGTAAGGTAAACCTTCCGGCAGTTGCGGCTTCTCAAACTTATAACCGTCCGGTGTCTTTGGTCTGCCGAGTTTATCAAATAGGGCGTTCCATGTTTCTTCGTTGTCCAGCTTCCCTGCCGGGATTGCCACCTTCTCCGCGCCAATCATTTTCTGTGCATTGGCGTAACCCTTCACAATGTTCTTGATAAAGTCCGCTGGCTTCTGTCCGGCATACGGCTTGAACACCGCGTCGTCCTTGAACTCGCCCAGCACTTCGTTGACATCGTTGATGACAAACTCTGAACTCTGATTGTCTGAATTGTCCTGCGCGTTAATATCACCGCTAAGATTCAGATCGTCGTTCTCCGGCATAAAATTACCCTCCCATCAGTTTTGATTGTAACTCCGGCGACAGGTGCGCCAGAATATATAAAAATACCCTGCGCTCGCCCTCGCGAAACGCCGAGTCCCTCTCGCTCTCCTGATTGAATGTCACCTCCAGGAAGTGACAAAACGTCGCCAGATCACGCAGCACTTCAAAGCCATTCTCCGTGGAGAAGGTCAGACCATAATTGATGCGCTTCTGCTTCTCCTGCGCGTCCGCTTCCTGCTGCATGGTCTTTTTTCTGACTTCCGCTTCATCCGCTTTGAATATATCTGTCATGCTATTTCCCCATCAGTGCCTCTGCGGGACTGCCCTGTTCCGGTGCCTTTGTCAGCCCCGGCATTACTTTGCCAGCTTCCAGCAGTTCCTCTGCCTGCCGTTGCTGTGCCATCTGTTCAGCTCTGCGCTGCCTGATTTCATCTCTGACCTGCGGCGGCCTGATGTATTTCACCGGCATACCTTTACGCTGCGCCGTGCCGACGGCAATCTCATCAGTGTCAAAGTTGTCCAGCACTTCCGGCGCAAACTGCGATAAACCACCTACTGCCGACAGCGTGCTCATCGCTGCCCTCGTTTCTGTTTCTTTCATGGCCAGCGCCAGCCGCCCGATGTATTCAATCTCCAAGCTCTGCCCGGCCAGTTCTTCCGGCGGCGGGA